GAAATCGAGCATAGCGACCAGCGGTGCAACGAGCTAAGGGTGCAGGATTTGCGCGAAGATATGCACAGGTCGGAGGGTAGAAAGTGAAACTTTGGTTACTTACACAAGAAGAAAACGAAGGCTATGACACATTTGATGGATGTGTTGTTGCGGCAATTGACGAAAAATCAGCCAAAGAGTTTCATCCAGATTTCTATGATTCTTGGTCAAGTAAATCTGAGAATGTCAGAGCTAAGCTTCTTTGGGATGTCTATGACGGAGAATCTGGCATCATTCTTGCATCGTTCAATGCAGGCTAAGGAAAATATCATGATCAAGATCAGCGATAACGAGAAAACGATGGACTTCGAATTCGTATTGAGCGAAGCGGACAAGGCTATAGCTCGGTTTGCGATGGAAGAGCGCACAAAGTATTTGATGCATCTGAATGCTCAAGATGCACTTGCACAGACCAAGCACTTGCGCAATGATTCGATCAGCGTCAGACATATCGCTTGATGTTATTAAGGAAGGTTCCGCTAGGTTGGCTGGCAATCCGGTTTGAACCCGGAGGGACTGGAAACGGTAGGGGTTCGACTCCTCAACCTTCCGCCATTTTTAGGAAGTGTGGCCGAGTGGATGAAGGCAATCGGTTGCTAACCGGTACGTTCGAAAGGGCGCGAAGGTTCGAATCCTTCCATTTCCGCCAAAATTCTGTAGGGATTTCTGTCTATCCCCCTAGACGCCCTGCACTGAGCCTGTCACGTCGTGAGATGTTTCAGGTTACCTACAGCGCGGTAGCCAAATCAGGTAAGGCATCGTCCTTTGAAGTCGAGTATTGCAGGTTCAAATCCTGCCCGCGCTGCCATTATGCTTGACGTGCATGTCATTATCAGCCCGAAAACGCCCGTGACGTGGGTGGATCGGTGCTTGTATAGCCTCATTGACGCCTGTGTATCGCTTCCCTACGCGGTCGAAGTCCATCTGGCTCCCTACATAGATGGTCATATTGGTCACGCCCGCCAGCATGGCTACGCGATGGGTTCGCACCCCTACGTAACCACGGTAGACGACGATGACTGGCTAGAGCCAAATGCGTTTTCTGTGTTGAGGGATAGCTTGCAATCCGGCGCTCCTGCTGTTTACACGCGGGAGACGGTCTGGCAGAACGGCAAGCCACGCCTCTTTGACAATCGGCAGAACTTGCGAATCTACCGCCGCGATGTGCTGAATGGCTTTGACTTTGGAGCATGGCCGATATTGAGCGATGAAGCCTTGAGCCGTCATGCAGATGGCTTCGGCCCAGGCATTGACTTGCCCGACAGGGTTTACAACTACCGCATAAATCCGTCAGGATCGCGTAAACTGTACCCACAGCACGCGGACTTGGTGAGAAAACTGCATGGCTAACCTTTTCACCACAGCCGCCAACTTCACGGATGGCACGAATACGCCACCCGCCTGCTGGGATGGCACAAGTTACGTGGTCGTGAACGACGAGACGACACTGGCTTACACGGGGAGCGTGGCAACCGGTGACACCATCGCCTTTACGGGTTCTAGCGTGGCAGGGATCACGACAGCCAACGTCAGTTATTTCAACGGTTCGACCACGGTTAGCCTGCTGAATGTCACCCTGAGCGAAACGCCTACAGCGTACAGCGCCACTTTGCCCACAGGCGGTTCCAGCTATGAAGTCACGGTCAACCCCGGTTCGGGCTGTGCTTCCGATACGGCTACGCTGACGCCTACGGCTAATCCGCCTGCGCCACCTGCGCCATCAACGCCCGATTGTGGCGAGCTAGGCCGTGTTACGCGGTCGTTCGTGAGTGGCTATACAGCGGCACGGAATGAGTCTAGGCGTATCCGTAGGTTTTCCAAGCGCTGTTGCGTGGCAGACTTCAATGGGGCTATGCCTTTAGGTGTAACAATTGTGGCTGTCCGGTGGGACTGCACAAGCCCGTGGTCGATCAATATATCGAATGCCCGTATAGAGTCCACAAACCGCACAGTAGCGTGTGATGCTGCGTTCAATTATGCGGGATGGGGAGCATTGCAAGCGACGGCTACATGGAGCAATGGCGAAATCACTAGCCAACAGTTCCAGTTTGAGGTATTAGACAGACCGATCTTTCCAAATGCTATCTACGGCTCAAGCAATGGGCCTTACACTATCCAATATCCCTAGAGGTTGATATGGCTAAGCTCACTACCAAAGCCCGTAAAGCGTTGCCCAAATCGGATTTCGCAGGTAAGGGACGATCATTCCCAATCAATGACGCGAACCACGCCCGTGCCGCTATCTCAGGCGCAACACGTGCCAAGAATGCAGGTAATATATCCGCCAAGACAGCCGATACGATCCAAGCCAAGGCACGCGCCAAGCTCGATAGTCACCGTAGCTCACGAGGGTTCAAGTGAACGACGAAGAAGAGTTGCCGTTTATGGGTATGTGGGGATCGCGTGATTTGCGTTCGCTATCCAAGAGGGAATTGATCAACGCATTGGTCACGACCTACATGACAATGGATGTAAAGCACCGTCAGCACGAACAAGCCATGAATTTCCTAGAGGAATGCGCATGAAGATGAAAAGCAAATCGACGTTGCCCAAGACGGTAGCGACTAAGAAAGCCGCCGCGAAGTCCAATAGCCCCAAAACGACCAGCAAGGTTGCCGATAAGCCGATGAAGTGGTTCAAGGGAGGCTAATATGGAAATTCTGACGCCACAGATGATTGCAGAACGTGCTACCGCGTACTTGAAGGTAGAAATGGATTTCCTCAAAGGAATACCACGGCCATTGTGGGCGCAGCCTAAGCCGGACACGCGCTCACGCTGGAAGAAAGCCAAGGATCGAATCAATTCACGCATAGACAACTGGCGTCATTCGCTTGCATGCTGGATCACACCATACGGTGGTCGATGACTGACATGACGACCAAGAAAATTGGCTACCTCACGGGATACGAAGACATGGACATTGTTGATGGCAAGCTAGTTCGTAGGCCATCGAAGAAAAGCACCGTTTCCAGCCAAACCTACCTCACCTACTGCATTACCATGGCGCTACGGCGTCATTCTGTCGTTATGGGCCGGGCGATGTACTATGCGGGAGTAAGGTGAGTGCTGATATGAAAATTTTGGAAGAATACGAAATCGAATTAACCAAAGCCCTGGATAAGGTAGTGAATTCACTGGCGGAAATCATTGACAACGATGTATTGAAAATCCTCATGGAAATGGAAGATGTAAAACCTGATATTGAACCAATCGACATCGATACCAAGGGCTTGTAAGACCTTTTTATTTGCCTAATTAATGAACTGGTTAGCAACTATATTAACGACTAAGAGACGCGAGACTTATACGAATGGCTGCACGGACACTACGCCCAAAACACAGTGATGAGATACGCGCCAAGATACAGGCGAGTATGTTAATCCGTGGGCTGCATGACCATTTCGAGGGTAAGCGTGATCTTACCGCAACACAGCTTAAGTCAGCTGAAATTTTGTTAAGGAAATCAGTTCCCGACCTATCGAGCGTTGAAATGTCTACAGACCCAGATAATCCCTTCCAGATAGTTCACTCCATCAAGCTCGTTGACATGGACAAGCCTTGACCGAAGTCACTGTCCAGCTTCCTCCAAAGCTACGGCCTATCTTTTTGGGAGCAGCAGACGTCCGTGGGGCTTTTGGTGGGCGCGGCTGCTGCCACCCCGATACGCTTATCGACACGCCTTCAGGTCAAGTGAAGATAAGCGAGTTCAAAGGAGGCAGCGTTTACTCGGTGCTGGATGGTCGAGTCGTTATAGCTCCAGCTACTCCATCCATTCCATATGACGAGCAACAGCTTTACTTGGTGACTCTTCTGGATGGTCGGTCAATGTCTGTAACGGACGAGCATCGCTTTCTGACGAATCGAGGCTGGGTTGAGCTTCAAGATTTGACGATGGCTGATTCGGTTTACGTGGCGTCCCCATCCGAGCTTTGCCTTCCGGCGACCAATTCGGAACACGGCCTTTCAGCGTCACGCGAAGATGCTCCGCATTATTCGGAAAAACACGAAGGTTATCCGGGTGGTTATTTCTCGTATTCCCGTCGATATGATCAACAACCTCCGATCCTTTCAGATATCGTCCTAGTTTCTTCTCCATCACAAGTCGGTGAACCGCAACATAGTTCCCATACTTGGACGCACGCGGATGACCTGGCGAACGAGAATACAGATACCCGCGAACTTCCTTCACGCCACCTGTCCAGCCAACGCGTTCTTCTCGCAGCGGCGGCGAAAAGTTCTGTAGCTGAGGGAAGTTATAGCGACGGTAAAGCTTCTGCACAGCCTTTGGAGTTATGCCGAGACGTTGCGCTATATCAGCAGAAAACATTCCTTCGCGAGCCATCTCAAGAATTTCATTCGCTCGGTCTTTATCACGACAACCTGAAAAGTCAGGATGGAAAGAAGCGAACAATTCCCGGCATGCCTCGGCTCGGCGTTCACGATAGTTCATGGTTTTCTCCCAGTTGTGTTCACGACCGCCATAGTTTGATTGGCATACAAAGCATTTGCAAGCACGACCGCCTTGTGTATTGGGATTTACATGTGCCGGTGCTTGAGAACTACCTGTCAAACGGTATCGTCAACCACAACTCAGGCAAGACACGATCATTCGCCAAGATGGCAGCAGTACGCGGGATGATGTTTGGATCGTCTGGCGTTAGCGGCATCATCGTCTGCGCTCGCCTGTTCATGAATAGCCTTGAGGATTCCAGCCTTGAGGAAGTGAAGCGGGCGATTCAAGACGAACAATGGCTAGCTGACTATTACGATGTAGGCGATAAGTACATCAAGTCAAAGGATGGGCGCATCTCGTTCGCATTCTCCGGTCTAGATCGGAACATCGCCAGCATCAAATCAAAGGGTCGCATTCTGATTTGCTGGGTCGATGAGGCAAGCCCGGTCACGAACGATGCGTGGTCTACGCTGATACCAACGTTGCGTGAGGAAGGAACGGACTGGAACGCTGAGCTTTGGGTGACATGGAACCCCGAGCGTGAAGTTGACGCCGTCGAGAAGCGATTTCGGCTATCGACTGACTCTCTCGTGCGGATGGTCGAGCTTAATTGGCGCGATAACCCCAAGTTCCCCGCAAAACTGGAACGTGAGCGCTTGCGCGACCTTGAGGAGCGGCCAGATCAGTACGATCACATATGGGAAGGTGGCTATAAACGCTCCGTGGAGGGTGCGTATTACGCCAAAGCCTTAGCCGAAGCCAAGGAACAAGGCCGCATTGGCAATCTATCTGCCGACCCTCTAATGACACTACGTGCCTATTGGGACATTGGTGGAACGGGTGCCAAAGCTGACGCATGCGCTATCTGGATCGTCCAGTTCATTGGCAAAGAGATACGCGTGCTGGATCACTATGAGACTGTTGGTCAACCTTTGAGCGTGCATGTCCAGTGGCTACGCGATCACGGTTACGGTAAGGCTGAGCTTGTTCTTCCTCACGATGGAGCACAGCACGACAAGGTATTTCAGGTGAGCTATCAAAGTGCGTTGATGGAAGCTCAGTTCGATGTGCGTGTCATTCCCAATATGGGTGCAGGTGCCGCTTCCAGGCGCATCGAAGCTATGCGTAGAGCTTTTCCTTCTATGTGGTTCGATGAGAAGAAAACCGAAGCAGGACGATCAGCGCTGGGCTGGTATCACGAAAAGCGCGATGAGAACCGCAATATCGGCTTAGGTCCCCACCATGATTGGTCAAGCCACTCCGCTGATGCAGCTGGGCTAATTGCCGTTGACTACGCCACGCTAAACCTCGGCGCTATGCCAAACATCTCCTTTACCACCCAATTCACCCGTGAAGGCTTCGGCCAGCGCTCGGAGCTATTCCATGGCTAAGTCCAAGACCTACCGTTCAACGGGTGGTGAAACCAAGCAGAAAGTGGTCGAGAAAGATTCGTGGACAAAAGAGATGCTTGAGCGCGCCTCTGATGCTATGACGTTCGACACCGAACAACGTCGGCAGTGCGTCGAAGACATGAAGTTCGCCTTTGTGGCTGGGCATCAATGGGACGCTCATCTCACGGCCAAGCGCCGCAACAAGCCGAACTACGAGTTCAATCGGGTTCGCCAGTTGATTCGCCGAGTGACCGGGCAGCAGCTAAAGAACAAGCCAGAGATTAAATGCCGCGCGTCCAATGACGAGGACGTTGACACGGCAGAAGTCCTCAACGGCATGATCAAAAATATCGAGGTCGATTCGTCGGCTGACAACGCCTATGACACTGCCTTCCAGTGGTCGTGTGGCGGCGGCTATGGCGTTCTGCGCGTCAAGTCGGACTATGAGTCACCTGATACGTTCGACCAATGTCTGAAGATCGAAGCGGTGCTTGATCCAATGACCGTGTTTTGCGATCCATCTGCACGAAAGTTCGACAGATCCGACGCGCGATATTGGTTCATTTCCGAACTGATTCCAAAGGCAACATTCACAGCACGTTGGCCTAATGCGGAAGTGGTGGACTTCGATGTAGCCCGGACTGACAGTGATAGCGACCTATTGTGGTGCACCGAAGATATGGTGCGCATTGCCGAGTACTGGTACGCAGAGAAGCAACCCAAGACGATCCTATTGCTTTCCGATGGCTCGATTGTCGATGAAGAAGACTATGAGGGTTATCAGAAAGCGCAAGCTGATGCAGCTAAATCTATGCCTCCTGTTGATCCAGCCACGGCACCAGCTGGCGCTACAGCTATTCCTCCACCGGCTGCCACGCCACCAGTAACGATCAAATCCACTCGCGAAGTCGATGTGGACGTGATCTATTCGTGCCCTGTATCAGGCAATGGAAAGCTCGAAGAACCGACGAAATGGGGTGGTTCGATGATCCCGATTGTTCCGCAATGGGGTGATCTAATCAGTATCGATGGCAAGCAGATTTACTCAGGAATGACGCGCTTTGCCCGTGACTCGCAGACCATTCACAACTTTGAAATGTCTTCGATGGTGGAGGTGGTCGCCAAGCTTCCGAACAGCCCGCTTAAAGCTACTCCGGCAATGATCAAAGGTCTGGAAAGCTATTACGAACGACTAGGCTATGACGATCCGCCGGTATTGCTGTTCAACGCTGACCCTAACGCACCAGGCGGTCCTTCACGCGAACCGATGGCGCAGCTACCTTCAGCCCTCGCGAACCTGTCCAATATCACCGTCGATGAGATGAAGGCTACGACCGGTGTGTATGACGCGTCGGTAGGAAGCCAGTCAAATGAAACCAGCGGTCGCGCGATCATGGCGCGCAATGCTCAAGCGGAAGTGGTCAACTTCGTCTATGTGGACAATCAGGTTAAAGCACTCAAACGGCTGGGTGAGATTCTGGTGGACGCTATCCCGCATTACTATGATGCCGAACGCTCCATACGCATTCTGGGGCCTGATCTGGCTGAGAAATACGTCACGATCAACAAGATGGTCACTGATCCGGTCACAGGTAAGGAATACGTCGAAAACGACCTCTCACGCGGTAAGTACGATGTGACGGTAACGGTCGGAAAGTCTTACGAGACGGCTCGCATGGAACTGGCGGAGTTCGCGCAGACCGTGGCGCAGACGCCGGGACCTGTTGGCGCTATCGGCCAATACCTGATGATGAAGTCGATGGACGTTCCAGGCATTGACGATGCTGTGGAGTGGATTCGTACGGCGCTGGTCAAGCAGGGCATTATCCCGCCAGGACCGAACGATCCGCCGCCCGCGCCGCCCGCACCGCCGCCGCCGCAGGTCATTGCGCAGGCTGCCCATCATCAGGCACAAGCCACGCTCGCGACGGCGCGCGCGCAGGACATCGCTGCCAAGACACAGACGCAGGTGCAGCTGGAAGAAGCCAAGACCGCCAGTCTCGTCGCCAAGATTCCCGGCACCGAGGCCGATGGTCACGCCACGATGATCCAGAACGGGGCAGCCCTCATGCCACAGCAGCCAGTGGGCTTCGCTGTGCCGCATGAAGGTCCGATTGGTCCATCTTCACCTGACACGTATACAGGTGGATTCTGATGGCTTACATGCTATTCCTACTAATAGCTGCCCATTTTATTGCCGATTACCCGCTGCAAGGTGATTTCTTGGCAATGGGGAAATGCAGAACAGGCCCCGGTTATGTTCCGTGGTGGCATTGCCTATTGGCGCATTCCTTCATCCACGGCGGCTTTGTGGCATTGATTACGGGCGTTTGGTGGCTCGGCGCGGCTGAGATTGTCGTTCATGCACTAACTGACCATGCAAAGTGTGAAAAGAAGATTGGAATTAACACTGATCAGGCAATTCACATTGCTTGCAAAGTTCTTTGGGCTTGTATCGCTTAATGGGGTGATGCTGGCACGCCTTGACATTGCCAGCACAAAAGGTAAACATCATGACCGACGAAACCAACGGTGTAACGGCACCGGTAGCTCAACCTGAGCTGAAATCAATCGATACCAGCTCTAAGGCTGCTGAAACGCCGAATATCACGGCACGACAGACGCCTAAGCCAGAGCCGAAACCGGAAGCTGCAAAGCCCCCGGAAGGGGAAAGCGACGCTCTAGACGCGGACTCTCCACAGAAAGGCGAAAAACGCCTGCCTCGCTGGATGAAGGAAAGGCTAGAAAGGGAACGGCAAGTCACCGAAGCCCGCACCCGTGCTGCTGTACTGGAAGAAATCCAAAAGCGCGAACCCGTAAGGCACGAGTCTGCACCACAACCGCAGGCCGCGTCGCACGAGAAAACGTTACAGGACTTCGACTTCGATCAGGACAAGTACATCGCATATCGCGTTGAACAGGCTCTTGAGCGAAAAGACCATGCAGCGAAACAGGAAGCGGAGCAGAGGAAACAGGCTGAAGCCCAAGAATCGTTCAAGTCGCATGTCGATGCCTTTGAGGAAAAGGCTGGCGATGGTGCTTGGGATGACATTGTGTCGTCAAAACTGAATACCGATCCGGCCTACAAACCGCTGACCGAGTTGTTCATGGGTGACGAACACGATCTTGAGATTGCCCATCATCTAGCCACGAACATGAAAGAAGCCGAGCGCATCAATGCGTTACCGCGCTTACAGCAGGTTCGAGAAATCGCCAAGTTGGCCGAACGGTTCGAGGGTGAAGAAACGGCGGAAACGCCGAAGCCTGTGACTGCCAAGAAAACCACTTCTGCGCCGCCGCCTGTGAAGACAATCTCAGGTGCGGGTAAGCCCAGTGTAGACATCAACGATCCAGGGATGTCCACGGCTGACCGCATCAAAGCTTGGAAGAAGCAGGGAGGGCGCTAAATCCTTCCTATGAGGCTTCAAAATGGCTAGTAACCAGCTACTCACCACTGACATGATCGCTGACCGCGCATTGATGCGGTTCAGCGAAAATCTCTCCTTCATCAAGACTATCCCGCGCACGTATGCGTCGGAGTTCAAAGAAGGTGCGCCAGCGATTGGCGATACCTTGCGTGTTGCTGTTCCGCAGCATGCCGTCATTACCTCAGGCCGCGTTGCGGCTCCTGCCCCACTGGAAACGATCATCCGTAATGTGAAGGTGATCGATCAGTTGAACTTCTCCGTCCAATACACCAGTTCCGAATTGGCGCTGGATATCGAAGAGTTCGATGCTCGCTATCTGAGCCAGCAGGTCGCGGACTTGGCTGTCACGGTTGAAGCCGCTGTGCAGAATCTTGCGTTGCAATCGATTCCAAACCAGACCGGTCCCGGTGGCGCGGCACAGTGGACGCAGCTTGCATGGGCGAACATTGGTCGAAAGCTCATCATGGACAACGGCGCGGGTCCGTCTACCATGAAGATGCTGATGAACACCACGTCCGAAACCACTCTGGTTCCGGCTCTGGCTGGCTTGTTCAACTCGCAGAAGCAGCTTGATACGCAGTACGAAGATGGTGTGATGGGTCGTGCCGCCGGTTATGACTGGAACAGCTCGACCGTGATGCCAGTCTTTACAAACGGTGCTGGCGCGGGTTATCTGGTCAACGGTGCAAATCAGGCTGGATCGTCCATTGTGGTAGATACCGGCACGGGTGCGGTTCCGGTCGGTACGATCATCACCTTTGCCGGTGTGTTCGCCGTCCATCCGCAGACCAAGGCGAATCTTGGCTATCTGCGTCAGTTCGTCGTCACGGCCAACTATGCTGGAGGCGCGGGTTCCATCGGCATCTATCCGGCACTGACCCTCACGGGTTCTGAGCAGAACGTCACGGCGCTACCAGCAGACAATGCGGTCATTACCATCGATCAGACGGCAAGCTCGTCCTACGGCGTGTCCTTGGCGTATCGCCCGGAAGCCTTCGCATTTGCGACGGTTGATCTGCCGGAATTGGCTGGCTGGAAAACCTCGCGACGTCAGTACAACGGTGTCTCGATGCGTGTGACAGAAGGTTCCAGCATCGTCAATGACATGAACCTGACCCGTTTCGACATCATGTACGCCTTCGGTGCGCTTCGTCCTGAATGGGCTGCGCGTATCACTAACGATCCGTCCGACTTCACCCCGGCATAAGGAGTAAATCATGACTAATCCAACTAACCCTAGTGTTGCCCAGCGCTCTGAAAGCTATTGGTGGAGTGCGCCTATTGGCGTAGGCACTGTGGAAACTAGCCCGGTTTTTATGGGCGACCTTCCCGGAGCTGATCCGCATGTTGTTGGTCAGTTGTGGGTTAATCCCACTGGCAATGTCGTCACGCAAAGTGAAGGCTAAAACCAATCCTGAGAGCCCTTCGGGGCTCTCTTTCCATGGAAATTCATATGACTCTTTATTCGCCGATTCAGATAATTCAACTTACCGGAAATGGTGTTTCTTCTGATGAAACAACCTTCACGCTATCGGGCGTGAAGGCCGGAGATGTTTTGCTTAGCGTGGATCAAACCAATGTTAATGATGGCGTTCCTATCGGAGGAAACTTAACACCATCGTTTCGAACGATTGTGGTTACCGATAACACGATGCAGCAAAATGGCGGTTCTGATCTATCTGGAAGTGATCTTACTTTCACTTTCCTCCGATTCAATCAGTCGGCTTAGGAGCAAATCATGACAACCCTTAACACCCTTCTTTACGCATCGCAGAACAATGGCGGTAAGGCTACCGTCTCCATCAACGATATCGTGTCTCTCGTTGGCGAAAATGCGCCCGCTGCGACCACGACCGTTGCTGGTGTCGTTCTGCAATCGGCTGACCAAGCAGCGTTGACGAGTGTAGGTCCGGGAACGCCGGCCACTGCCATTGTCGATGTAGGAACTAGTTTCAGTCAGCCCATTCTAAACGCCAACTTCGCCACGCTTGCTACCGAGCTAAACGCGATCCTGACGAAACTTAAAGCCGCCGGCATCATGGCCTAAACCATGACAACCGTCGTCAAGATCGTCGGACGTTCACTTCGCCTTATTCAGGTCATCGATCCCTCACAAGATGTGCGGCCTCGTGATATGGGTACGGCGATTGACGCGCTGAACGCCATGATGCAACGATGGGAGGCTGACCTGCTGTCTTTGGGTTGGTCGCCCGTCTCTGCGCCAGATGATGAAATGCCTATTCCGGTGGAAGCCGAACAAGCCGTCGCTTATAACTTGGCGATGACGCTTGCGCCTGAATATGGCGTCACACCATTACCAGGAGTCGCCCAAGTAGCCGTTGCCAGCCTCAATGACCTATGGCGTGACCAGATGGTAGCAACGCCAATCCAGCCGATTCTGGATGCGCCGATTCCTGGTGGTAGGCGTCAAGCGCTGAACTCGATCAATGGTTCTAATTGGTATATAGGATGAAGCAGTCCACCTTCCCCATTGTGGGTGGCTACTACAAAGACGACAACCTTTCATGGTCGTCGCAGGA